TCAAGGTAATAGTTCTATTGTTTTTTGTAACTGTCCTAATGTTTCATGTGTGTAGAATTTGTCTGTAGTATCAGTTACTGCATGTCCTAAAATTCTTCTTCTAAAAAGTTCATCAGCATTATATTTTTTTAAAAGTGTAGCTGTTGTATGTCTTGTTTCGTGAGGTGAATGTTCCATTTTAAATTCTTTCATCCATCTTTCCCAAAATTCTCTTTTGAAATTAGAATATTGGAATTTTCTATCAAATTTATTTACAATTAGATATTTATTATTCTCATCATATCTGTTTTCAATAAAAGGTAAAATTCTATGATGAATTGGTACAATTCTATCAATACCTGCTTCTGTTTTCATTCCACCTTTAATATACATTTCTTTAAGATTTACATTTTCATTTTCTATATTCAATAATTCTGAAATTCTAAATCCGGTATAAATCAAAATTAAAGCTATATCCAAGTTTAACTTATCATTTACATTATCCCATAAAACTTCAATTTCATTTTCAGAAAAAGGAATTTTTTTTCTAGTTTTATGATCGTTTGTTACTTTTACAAGTTCATTAAATTTATCCCTAATATTTAAGTTTTTAAATCTTGCAAAATCATATAATTGATTGAATAAAGTTTTTATTTTCTTTTTTGTTGGATAACCTGCAGGGCAATTATCAATGATTTCTTGAAGATGAGTTGCTCTTAAATCCAAAAAAGGCTTTTCTTGAAATTTTTTGCAATGAGAAAATGCTGCTTTGTATGAAATCATATTTTTTGTAATTTCAACATTTATTTCTTTTTTAAATTTTTGATTATACCATAACTCAAATAATTGCCTTAAGGTAATATTTGATTTTTCTAAATCATAAGGATTAGCATTATAGTCGGCGAGTGCAATCATAGCATCTTTTTTTGTAGGATGATAAGAAATGTAACGTCTAATTTGTTTACCATTATCATCAAAGCCATCTGTTACTACAATTGCAAATGGATTACGTCTTTTTCCTGAAAGTTTAATAATCGAACCGTAGCCGTTTGGATTTTTCATCATAACACCTCTTTTTTAAAAAAAGCTCTCAAAAAAGAGAGCATTTTAAATTTATTTTTTTATTGCCAGCTATGTCCACAATTATTACATACAAAATGTTTTTCCAGTCTATTAATAGTTTTATATTTTTTTGGTTTAAATATTTTTATTATTAAAGCTAACCAAAAAAAGCAAAACCATTTAATAGGGATAAACCACCAACCTATTAATAGCCACCAGATTATTCCTTTTCTTTTTACTTTTAAATCTATTTGATTTAAAAGTTGTACTTGTACATTGCTTGAGCCACACTTCTCACATTGTAGTAAACTTTGATTTTCCATAAATCCTCCAAAAAATAAAATTTATATTAATTTTAAATTAATATTTTGTTAATATACTTTTTTCACTGAAAATTCCGGTAAAAAATTTATTATATAATCTTCAATAACAATAGCATCATAACCAAATCTATTTTTATAATATTCAAAAGTTTTACATAAAAAATCGTGAGTTATATTTTCACATTCTAAAATTTCCCACTCCTCATATTCCCATAATTTATATTGAGCAAGTTTATGAAGCGGGACAACTTCTCTATAACTCCAAGCATCCGCAAAAAACTCTTGTAAATCTTTACATTGATGTTCAAGCAAGTTATTACCCTCAAGAGTAAAATGATGACCGAGTTCATGACCTAATACTTCATTATATTTTTCTTCTTGTATAATTGTATTAATTAAAACTGTATTATCAGAGTATAAACCCTCTATTTTAGAATTTTCCATATATTTTTCTACTATCTCAATGTCATTACTTTTTGCAATATCTAAAAGTCTATCTGATTTTTTCATTTATTATATCCTCAAGTTATAAATAAAATTGTTATATAAACGAAAAAAGACCCCTAAGGGTCTTTTTCATCTAGTAGCAATCCTAAAGATTGCTGGATCAACAAAATTTATGTGAAGATGCCAAATACATCTTCGGATACAAATATTATACCCCTTTTTTACATATAAGTCAAATATTTTTATATTAAAATTTAAAAAAATGTTCTAAAAATTTATTTATGTAGTTCATTATATCCTCAGAAACTACTACATTATACAATGGACTTAGTTCATTTAATGGGTCTCTAACTCTCATTTTTGAAATAGTAGTAATTTGATTAATTTTAGCAAAAGAACCTTTTTTCATTTTTTTAGATTTGTTTAAACAATTATAAGCTTGAATTCGACGTTTTTCTAATTTTTCAAAATCAATTTTACCCTTTAAATCTATAGCGATTGGAAATTCCATATGTTCATCTTCAATATTTATATTAGAAAGTATTTCCGGAAGTTTATTAATCTCATTTTGTATATCATTAAGTAAAAGCATTGCTTTTTCGGTTAAAATATTATAAATTTCTGCACCCAAAAACAGTTCATAAGTATGCAAATCTTTTTTTGTTTTGTTTGCTTTCATTGATGATAAAGGAAGTATAGTTAAATTTGAATTCTTTTTTGTATCATTAGGAGTTAAAACAATTCCATAATGAACACCACCATATTCTGTTCCTATATTAAATCCTAAATTCACTTCAACGATTGAACCTTTTTTATATACAGGTAAAAATTTAGGATTGAAAGATTTTTCTTGTTTTAAATATTTTTTATAATCATTTAACCAATAAGTTAAATTTACAGCTTGTTTATACTTATTTTTTTCATTAACATCAGCTGAAAGTTCATTAATAAATTTTTCAAAATCTCTAAATACTGAAGATTTGAAATTTAGAAATTCTTCATTGTTTTCTTCTTTTTTATAATCCATAATTTTATTTCTCTTTATTTTTATTTTTTTGTTTTACATAGTTTATAAAATTTTGAATTTCATTTAGATCATCTTCTGAAAATTCGTCTCCCTCAAAGTGTGCAGCAATTCGATTGATGCCGGAGAAGTCTAAATCTTCAACAGACTTTAATTCTTTTGAATTTTCTTCCCATCCCATAAGATACGCAGGAGTTGTATTCAAAATTTTAGCCAGTTTTTCTATTTTATCAGAAGGAATGGAAATTAATCCACTTTCATATTTTGAAATTGTTGATTTGTTTAATCCTAAAGTTTTTCCGATTTCTTCTAATGTTAAGTTGTTTGCTAATCTTTTTTGTTTTATTCTATCGCCAATATTCATTGAATAATCTCCTTTTTTATCATTATACAATAAATTTTATTTAAAAGCAATATTTTTTATAAAAAAACAATAAAAATTGCTTGACAATAAACTAAATATGATTTATAATAAAGTTGCTTTAAAATAAACTTATAAAAAGAAAGGGTGATTAAATGATAAATGTTAGAAAGTTAAAAGGCTTAATGGAAGAAAAGCAAAAGAAAGTAAAATATTTTGCTCCAAAGTTAGGAATAGCAGAATCAACGCTTTATGGAAAATTAAACAGAGGAATTTTGAACAATTTAGAAATAGAATTATTTATAAATGAATTAGAAATAGAAAATCCAAATGAAATTTTTTTTGTAGAAAAAGTTTCTTTAAAATAAACTTAATTTAAAAAAGAAAGGAGAAAGAGATGGAGAAAATAAAAGGAATAAAATTAGGAGTAGATGGAAGTAAAAAAGAAAAAAAGGACAATGAATTAGATTTAGAAAATTTCAATTCAAAATCCCCTGAAGTAAGATTTAACAAAATAATAGATTTAGTTGGAATTATAAAAGAAATTACAAAAAGTGAATGGGAGATAGTAAAAATAGTAATAGATGATAGGTTTAAATAGAATTTTTAATATATTCAGATATTAACATTGTAGATATTTGAAAAATAGAATTTAAACCTGAAACACCTAAAGAAAGGAGAAATACTTATGAAAGAAAATAGAATTTCAATTCAAGAAGCAGCAGAAATGATGGGAGTTACTCTCACATTTTTGAGAGAGGGAATTGCAAGAGGAAAGTTTTCTTTTGGTATTTCAATGACATTGAAAGAGAAAGGAAAGCGAAGAACATTTTATATAAACAAGAAACAATTTTATGAATATTTAAGACACCAGGAAGAGGTTGAATATGAACAATAAAGAATCTATTACAGAAACAAGAAAGTTAAAACTTGTAAAAACAAAATTTGTTAATGGCTCATATTTTGAAATTTATACAAAAAGAAAAAACGGATATGGAGTATGTTGTTTTCTAAGTAGAGATGAAGAAGAGGCAAGAAAGAAATTTGCAAAGTTGAAGAGGAAAATGGTATAGGTTATGAGTAGTGCAGAAGAGTTAAGAGAAGAGCTAAAAGAGTTTCAAAGGAACTTTGAAAAACTTACTGAAGAAATCAACGATATTTTTACAAAGTATATAGATTTTTCATATAAAGCAAAACAAAAGATGAATGAAATGCAAAAGAAACTTATAAGACTTGAAGAACTTGAAAGGAAAAGGAAATGAATCACAAGAAAAGTGAATGGAGTAAGTATGTAGATGACAAAGCATTATTAAGAGTAAATGGAAAAATAAAATTTAAAATGCACGGATATGATGGAATTGTTTCAAGAGATAGCGATACACATTGTCTTTTCGTAAAAATATATTTAAAAGATACTAAAAAATTATCAGAAGAAACTTTAGAAGAATTAAAAGAAATCATATATCACAACAGAATAAAATTCGAAAGTCAATTGGATGAATATTATATCGAATTCAATTCAGCAAGTATATTAGATTTTATACCTATGTATGATGCTTTAGGATTGAATAGTAACAAAACATATAAAGATTTAAAGTTTATGAAAAATGAAACACAAAAAATAATAAAGTTTCTAATAGAAAGAGGGATAAGGTAATGGATGTTAGAAAAAATTTAAAAGAACTCGGATGGAATTTATATAAAAACAATAAAACAGAGAAAATTTATGAAAAGCATAAAAGAGAAACATTACTTATTTTTAATAAAGGCGGAAAAAATGTATCTTTTAAAAATGTACATTTTTTAAATAGAGAAGAAGTAGATGCAATAAAAATAGAAATAGATGATTTATTTTTTAAGGCATACTTTGAAAATGAAATTAAATAAAAAAAATAAAAAGGAGATAAAATATGAACACACAAAAAAAGGCTTTTTGCTATAACGACGTCGCCGATTCTTTTAGAGTAGGGATAGATTATAACAAAACACAAAATTCAACAGTTTTAGCATTTTCAAACTTAAAAGAAAAAAACACATCCGACTGTAGAACTAAAGAAAGTAAAGAAGATATAGAAAACAATATTTTCTTTAAAGGATGTATAGCAGGGATGTTGACAGCATTTGCAATAATACTTTTTATAATGAATTTTATAAAAGAACTTATGTAAATCAATTATTGAAGAGGAAGAGGGACTTATGAATAATGTAAATTTAATAGGAAGACTAACAAATGCTGTAGATTTTAGATACAGTCAAGCACAAAATCCATACTGCTTTTTTACAATTGCAGTCGATAGAGGATTATCGAAAGAGAAAAAAGAAGAACTTCAAGCAATGAATAAGCAAACAGCTGACTTTATAAGAATAGTCGTTTATGGAGTAATGGCAGAGAATTGTAAAAAGTATTTGAAAAAAGGAAGAAATGTAGCAATTCAAGGAAGAATTCAAACAGGAGTTTATACTGCAGAAGATGGACAAAGGAAATATACATTTAATATCGAAGCTGAAAGGGTTCAATTTATAGATTGGGGAGATAGCAAAGAAAAGGAATCTGAACCCTTTGATGATTGGGACATAGGAATTTCTTCATCTCGTGCTTCAGAAATTCCATTTTAAAAAATAATATTTAGAAGCAACGGAAATAGAACGATGAAAAAAGATAAAGAAACTTTAGTAGATGAAATAGAAAAATTAAAAGAAGCATTTAGACAAATTAAGATAAGTTTAATAAAAGAATTTAAAGATATACTTATAAAAATATTTCCTGATTACGAAAAGTATTTAAAACATATTTATTTAGTTTTACAAATAATATTTTTATTGTTTATGACTTATCTCTTAATAAAATAAAAAGGAGTAAAAAATGAAAGAATTAAAATTCAGAGTTTGGGATAAAGAAAGAGAAACATTTTTAAATAATGTATTTATTAATTCAGATGGAAAATTGTATCAATTTTCAAAAGATACAATTTTTGGAACAGCAATAACTTACTTAGATTCTGAAAATAAAAAGATATTGCAATATACAGGGTTACACGATAAGAATGGAAAAGAAATCTTTGAAGGAGATATTATAAAAATCAAAGATGAAACATACAGAATAACTTGGAACGGATGTTTTTCAAGTTTTGACATGACTAATATAGATAAAGCAAAGCAATATAAAGACTTGTATATATTAAACAAAAACTTTGAAAAATCAGAAATAGTTGGAAATATTTATCAAAATAGAGAGTTATTAGAAAACAAATAAATCAAGAAAGGAAAAATATAATGAATGTAAATATTGCAAAAAGATTAATGATGTTAGGAAGTCCAATAATTTACAAGAATATAGAGTATGAAAAAATTTACTCTTTAAACTTTATAAAAACGGATAAAGGGGTTGTATCATGTGCAGAATTGTTAGACAAAAACAAAAATTCAATAGTAACAGTATTTCTTAAAGATATAGAAACAGAAATTAATTTAAGAAATGAAGACGTAAATACTGAAGAAGAACATTTTCAAGAATTGATGAAAGAACTTCGCAGGAGTGCTATACCTGCAGTTAACTGTCTAGGATTTGGAGATTATAAACAAGCACTAGGGTTTATAAGAACGGTATTAAGAGTATTACCGGATTTAGAAGAAATTGCAGAGCAAAGAGCATTAGAAAAATTAGAAAAAGAAGATAATAAAGAATTAGAAGAAGAATAAAAAAAGCACTTGAAAAAGTGCTTTTAAGTGGTATATCTTATCAAAACTTTCAGAAATAATGATAAGATAAAACATTTCTAATCAATGTTATTATACCACAATTTGTTGAAAAATGCAAGAAAAAGAGGAGAAAATAATACCTCTTTTGCGAGCTTGTAAGGGGTATTAACTTTTCGACCATAAATTAAGAAAAGAAAAATATAAAAAATAATGGTGGTATTATGAATAACATTTTAGGATTCAATTTTGTAAGAGAGAAAAAAATATTCTGTGGAGAAAAATATCTTGAAGTAGATATTTATCCTATGACTGTATCAAGAAAAAGAAAAGGGAAGAGATCTAAGAAAGAAAAAGAGAGTCTGCAGAAGCAAAAAAACTTAAATGACAAAAATGCAAAACGAAGATTTGTTCAAATTTCAGAAAGCAATTTTGGAGAGGGAGATTTGATTTTGCACTTAACATATAATGACGATATGCTGCCTAAGTCTTTAGAAGAACTTGAAAGAAACATTCAAAACTTCATAAGAAGATTAAAGAGATTAAGAAAAAAGTTAGGATTAGAAGATTTAAAGTATTTGCTTGTTACTTCATATACAACAGAAGAGCAAGAAGAATATGTTGAAGAGGTTAGACCTCATCATCATTTAATTGTAAATGGAAATATTTCAAGAGATTTAGTAGAAGACTTATGGAGAGCTAAAAGAGAGAAAGGAGAAAAGAAAGGAAAAAGGTTCGGATATGCAAATGCTCAAAGAGTTCAGTATGATTATGTAGAGGGAATAACAAGAGTTAGTCAATACATAGTTAGAAATCTAACTCAAAAAAGAAAGTGGACTTGTAGTCAAAATTTAACAAGACCTGAAAGTAGAACGAATGATTACAAATACACTAAAAGAAAAGTTGAAAAAATTGTAAGGGGGGGATTAGATAAAAAGTTTTGGGAAAAGCAATATCCTGATTGGGAAATCAGAGACGTAATAAACGGATATGAAGCTGTTTACAACGAAATAACAGGGTGGAGTATATATCTGAAATTAAGGAGGAAAGAATGAAAAAAAGATTATTAAAAACATTTGTAATTTTGGCAACAATATTTACACTAAATGGATGTAAAGAGATAGAAAGAACAACAAAAGATTTTAAATCAGCAAATACCGGATTGAAGAGAAAAATAACTGTTTATAGTTTAGATGGGAAAGAGTTAAGGAGTTATAAAGGAACAATTGATATAGAAAGCAAAGAAAATAACACGGTAAAATTTGATTTAGACGGAAAAAGATATATATTTTATAATTGCAGTGTAATAGTTGAGGAAGTAGAGTAGATTAAAAAGGAGTTTAGTTATGAAGAAATATATTTATAAACTAACATACAAGAATTTTGAAATAATGGCTGGTGAATTAGCTGGCGAAAAGAATTTTGAAAAGTATTTTTCTAGCTTTAATAAACTTAAAAAATTTTTGAAAGAAAAAGACATTTCAATTACAAAAGGAATAATAAGCATATCAGGAAGGGTTGGAATTTATATAATTGAAGAAATAGAGATAGATTAATGAATATGGATGAATTGAGATATAAAAATTTGATTGATGATATGGCACTAATCAATATTGATAAATTAACGTTTGATGAGTTTAAGCAATTAATAAACAGTATAACAAAATTATTAAATAAAATAAATAATTCATCAATTGTGAGAGTTTTGGAAAATGACGAAACTTTCAAAAATGAAAAATTTGATATTCAATTATTAATAAAATATATTAAAAAACAGGAGATGAAAAATGATAGATGAAAAAAAGAAATTTCAAAGTTTAAAGAATAATGCTCAAGGGAGATTCTTTGAAGAACAGATTGAGAGAGCTTGTAATTACTATCGTGAAAAAAACATTGCAAATATACATAAAGTTCCGGAACCTTTTAGAGTTCTAAAAAAATTACCTGGTGGGAAATTTCAAGGTCAATTTTTAAGAAAAGCAGAACCTGATTTCAAAGGTTGCTTTATGAATGGGCGATGTATAGTTTTTGAATGTAAATATACAAGTCAATCAAAAATACAAAGAAGCATATTATCAGAAAATCAAAATGCAGAACTAGAAAGAAACAACAACTTAAACTGTATAACTGCTGTTTGCATTTGCTTTGCAGAGGGACTTACAGAGAGATATTTCTTTGTTCCGTTTGATGTTTGGTTGAATATGGAAAAGTACTTTGGAAAGAAAAGTGTAACTGCAGAGGATTTAAAAAAATTTGAGATATATTATAAACATAGTATAGGAATTGACTTTTTAAGAAATATAAAAATAAAAATTGAAAAAGGAGAATAAAAATGAAACCAATATATATAATCGTGATATTATTTTTTGCAAGTTATGTAATGTTAGGAATTGCTTTATGGTTAATTAAATGCAAAGATTTAGATTTAAGAAAAGAAACTTATGCAAAAAGAATTTTGGAACATCAATATACTAATTTACAAAATGATTTTAAAATAAGAGATGCAGAAAGAAAAGAAATTATTGAAAATCTACAAAAAGAGAATAGGAGTTTGAGAGAAGAATTATATAAAGCAAAACACTCAAAATATTCACACAGAGTTATTTTTAAAAACGGAATTAATGATGAATATATTGATGAAGAACATTTTGATTATATTGATGCAATAATAGAAGTGAATAAAGATAATAAAAGCTATATAAATATAAATAACAATCTCTTCAAAATTACGGACATTGATTGTGTGATTAAATTAAACAAGGAGTAAGATATGAATAAAGATATATTTGTTGCTGCATTTGAAAAGAAGTTATATCACTATTCACACAAAGAAGAAACATTACAAAACATTAGTGAAAGATTAGAGTATATAGAATCTGAATTAACAAATATCGGAAGCTCAAATCCAACATCATATAGTAGTGGAAGTTCAGATTATAATGTTGTGGAAAACAAGAGATTGAATTTATTAAGTGAGCAAATAGCTCTTTCGCAACAATTAAAAAAAGTTGAATATGAATATTTAGAAATTAAAAAAGGTTTGAGTTATTTGAACAAAGAAGAATTAGAATTAATAGATTTAAAGTATTTTAAAAAATGGGATGTAGAAAAAATAGAAAAATCTAAATTTATTTCAAGAAGTGTGATTTATGATAAACTAAATAAAGCTCTTTTAAAAATGACTGAAAGATTAGTTGGAAATAGGAGATAAAGTTCGGACAAAGTCCGTACACTATTAGGGAAAATACATGTTATAATTATATTATAAAATATTGTAAAATATACATTAGAGATGTGTTCATGAGAACCTCCTTTCATATATTTATAGCAAAAAGAGAGTAATGTTTAGTTATTCTCTTTTTGTTTTATAAAAGTCAATAATATTTTATACCTACCCCCATAAGAGTTATAGAAAGGTGGAAGTTAAAGTATGAAAATTATCCGACCTGATAAAACACCAGGACACCGTGCAGCTTATGAAAAGAATAGGAAGAAGATACTAGCAACACAGAATGTGTGTGGGATTTGTGGCAAGGAAATTGATATGACTTTAAAGACTCCAAACCCATTAGCACCTTGTGTGGATCATATAATTCCAGTTGCTAAAGGTGGTCATCCGAGCGACATAAAAAACTTACAGCTAGCACACTGGCAATGTAATAGACAAAAAAGTGATAAACTATTTTTGAATATAGAGAAGAAAAAAACAATAGAAATTGGAAACAGAAATTTACCACAGTCAAATGACTGGATAAACTATAAAGAAAAGTGAAGACAACAGGGGCATACCACCCCCTCACTCGGTCGCTCGTTATTCATACTGTCGACTGTACAAATTTTCTCACGCCAAAAAGGAGTAAAATAGATGGAAAATTATAAGGGAATCGAATATTTAAGAAACAAGTTAAATATAGTTAAATCAAGAGTTGAAACAAGATATTCATACTATGATATGAAGAAAAAAGAGCATAGTTTAAGTATCACAATTCCACAAGAAATAAGGCAAAAATATAGTGCAACTTTGGGGTGGTGTGCAAAGTCAGTTGATACTTTAGCAGACAGATTATACTTTAAAAAGTTTGAAAATGATATTTTTGAAGTTAATGAAATATTCAAATTAAATAACCCAGATGTATTTTTTGACAATGCAATTTTATCCGCTTTAATTTCATCATGTTGTTTTGTATATATTTCACAAGGAGAGGAGGATATTCCAAGACTTCAAGTGATAGAGGGTGATTGTGCTACTGGAATCATAGATCCAATTACAAATTTATTGACAGAAGGTTATGCAATTCTAAATAAAAATGATGAAGGAAGACCAATTTTAGAAGCATACTTTATATCTGGAAGGACAGATTATTATATAAATGGAGAATACTCATATAGTTACAAAAATCAGTCTCCATATGCATTACTTGTTCCGATAATCCATAGACCGGATGCGAAAAGACCATTTGGTCGAAGTAGAATATCTCGTTCATGTATGTATTATCAAAAACTAGCATGTAGAACACTAGAAAGAGCAGATGTTACTGCAGAATTTTATTCATTTCCACAAAAGTATATAGTAGGACTTAGTGAAGATGTGGATTTAGATGGATGGAAAGCAACAATATCAAGTATGCTACAAATTTCTGCAGGAGATACTGGAGAACAACCTAAACTGGGACAATTCACAACACCGTCAATGTCTCCGTTTACGGAACAGCTTCGAACTGCAGCGGCAGGATTTGCAGGTGAAACAGGTCTTACACTTGATGATTTAGGTTTTGTAAGCGATAATCCAAGTTCAAGCGAAGCTATAAAAGCAAGTCATGAAACATTGAGATTATTTGCCAAAAAAGCTCAAAGAACTTTTGGAAGTGGTTTTTTAAACGTTGGGTATTTAGCCTCTTGTGTAAGAGATAACTTTGCATATAGAAGAGATGAATTTTATAATCTTATTCCAAAGTGGCAACCCGTATTTGAACCAGATGCAGCAACATTATCAAGTATTGGTGATGGTGCAATAAAGATAAATCAAGCAATACCAAATTATTTTGACAAAAAAACTTTATCAGATTTAACAGGAATAGAAGGATCTAATGATGAATAATATTAATAACATTGATGAAGTTATTGAAAATATAATAAATTATTTTGACGAAGGTTGGAAACAGAGCAAAGAAATAAAAAAAGCTCTTGAAATCTTAACAGAAAACAAAGCAACTTTTAAAAATGCAAATGATTTAGCTAAAGAAGTCGGAAATATTTTGTCTAAAGTTTTTAAAGATACTATAAAATCAGATATATTATCTAATAAAAAAATGTATCAAGAAATGGCAGAAAAACTTGTTAATTCAAGTTTGAGAAAAGCACATGAAGTTATATCTAATTATTCTACAGGTGTTATGGAAAATTTGAATAAAGTTTCAAAGATTAGTGGGGGAGTAATTATTCCAAAATTTAATCAAAATAAAGCGAATGGAATTATTGGTAGATTAGTAAGAGATGATTATGATAAAATAAAATGGATATTAGATGAACCAATAAAGACATTTTGCAAAGGTATTGTTGATGATACTGTAAAAGTTAATGTAAAATATCATTCAAAATTAGGATTGAAACCAGTTGTTATAAGAATTTCAAGTGGAAAATGCTGCAAATGGTGTGATAAAATAGCTGGAAAATATAATTATCCTGAAGTTCCAAAAGATGTTTATAGAAGACATAGTCATTGTGATTGTATTGTTGAATATTTTCCGGGAGATGGAAAAAAGCAAAATGTTTGGACAAAAAAATATACTAAACAAGAAAAAAGACATAATATACAAAGCAAAAAATTGACGAAAGCTGAAAAAGATGCTAAAATAGAGAAAAGAATAAGAATTTCTAAAAAAAAGAATTTGAAAATAAATGACAAACAATTTGGAAAAAAAGCTGGTTATCATATGCAAGAGTTTAATCTGAAGGAATCATTAAAGGAAGACAGGTTAAAATTTAAAGAAATTATAATAAATATTTATAAAAATCCTGATGAAGTAGTTAGAGGTATTGATTGGAGAGGTCAACCATTCCCAGTTAAAGCATATATAAAAGGCGAAGATGTTGTTCTTGTAGATAAAGATGAAGAATTTATAACAATTTTAAAGGGGGGTATAAATAATGCTAGGATTAAGGACAAAAGAATCAGATAAATTTTTAAAGTTTTTTTCTAAAGTACAAGAAAAAGCTAATTTGGAAGATAAAGTTTTTTTCTTGGATTTTGGAGAATGTAAAGATATTGAATTTGAAGATATGGAAGTTGATACCCTTTTTGGTTGGTTGATTCCAAAACAAGCTTCTAAAGACTTTGAAAATATTTTTATTAATGGGAAAATTGAAGATAAATGGAATGATTTTTACAAGACCATTGATTTTGACATAAAAAATAATTCTTTGAGTATAAACTTTAATTAAATGAATTAAATGAATTAAATAACAAAAAAGGCAATGTACAGAAAAGTATGTTGCTTTTTTGTTGTATAAAACGAAATTAAGGAGAGGTTAAGTGGCTACAAAACGAAAAGGAAATCAGAACCCTACACAGTCACTAATTCTTTCTACAAAAAGAAGTGATTATAAAGATGCAATTGAGATTTATGAAACATCAAAAAGGAAAGCTCAAAAATGGCAAAAAAATTTAATAAAAGCCATTTTATCAAAGACAAGTAAAGGTCTTTGGAAACATACTAAATTTGGATATTCTTTACCAAGACGTAATGGAAAAAATGAAGTAATTGTTATTAGAGAATTATTTGCACTTAAAAATAATGAAAAAGTATTGCATACTGCTCATAGAACAACAACTTCACATTCTGCTTGGGAAAGATTAACATCAATATTAGATAAAAGTGGAATAGCATATAATTCACTTCGTGCTGCAGGGCGAGAAATGGTAGAAGTATCAGGTGGGGGTAGAGTTGATTTCAGAACACGAAGCTCTAAAGGCGGACTAGGAGAAGGATTTGATTTACTTATTATTGATGAAGCACAAGAATATACAGATGACCAGGAAAGTGCATTAAAATATGTAGTTACTGATAGTAAAAATCCACAAACAATATTTTGCGGGACTCCACCAACACCAGTTAGTTCAGGAACAGTTTTTACAAATTTAAGAAATAAGGCTTTGAATCAAGAAACAAAAAATACAGGGTGGGCAGAATGGTCAGTTTCAGAACAAACTGATCCACGAAATATTGAATCATGGTATTTAACAAATCCTAGTTTAGGAACAATATTTACTGAAAGGTCTGTCGAAGATGAAATAGGTTCTGACGAAATAGACTTTAATATTCAAAGACTAGGTCTTTGGATAAAATATAATCAAAAATCAGCAATTAGTGAAACGGATTGGGGACTTTTAAAAGTAAACAAAGTTCCAAATTTAAGAGGAAAGCTATTTGCAGGGATAAAATATGGGGCTGACGGAACTAATGTTGCAATGAGTATCGCAGTTAAGACTGAAGATGAAAGAATTTTTGTAGAAAGTATAGATTGTCAAACTGTTAGAAATGGAAATCTTTGGATAATAAATTTTTTAAAAAATGCAGATGTTGCAGAGGTTGTTATTGACGGACAATCAGGACAAAAAATATTATTTGATGAAATTTTGGAATATAAACTAAGAAAACCAATTTTACCAACAGTAAAAGAGGTTGTAGTTGCAAATTCTATGTGGGAACAAGGAATTTTTCAAAAAACTATATGTCACAAAGACCAGCCATCTCTAACAAAAGTGGCTACAAATTGTGAAAAGAGGTTTATAGGAGTAAGTGGTGGATTTGGATATAAATCACAATATGAAGACAATGATATAGCACTAATGGATAGTGCTTTACTTGCACATTGGATTTGTAGTATTTCAAAACCACCAAAGAAACAAAAAATTAAATATTAAAATTAAATATTTGATTATTAAAGACACTTTTAAGAGTGCCTTTTTTAATATACAAAATACAGAATCAAACTGGACAAATAGGAGGAAGAAAAATGAGTGAATTTAAACCAATCACTACACAAGAAGAATTTGATGAAGCTATAAAAGAAAGACTTGCTAGACAAAAAGAATCAATTTTAAAGCAGTTTACTGATTATAGCGAAGTTAAAAACAAAAATGTTGATTTAGAAAAAGAATTGACAGAACTTAAGAAAAGTTTAGAAAGTTCAACATCAAGTAAAACAGAACTTGAAAAGCAAATTGAAGAATTGACAGGGAAAGTCAAAGCACATGATTTATCATCTCTAAAAATAAGATATGCTCTTGAAAACGGCATACCTTATCATTTAGCCGACAGAATTTCAGGAGATGATGAGGATAGTATAAAGGCAGATGCACAAAGTTTATCAGACTTTTTCAAATCACAAACACCGCCACCACCTTTAAAAAGTACAGAGACAAATACAAAAGGAGAAGATGTGGCATACCAAAATATATTAAAAGGATTAAAAGGAGAGTAAAATTATGGCAGTATTATCAAAGGGTACATTGTTTGACCCGGAATTAGTAACAGATTTAATTAACAAAGTAAGAGGCAAATCATCACTTGCAGTTTTATCAAAACAAGTACCAGTATCTTTCAATGGAAATAAAATATTTACTTTCACTCTTGATAAAGATGTAGATGTTGTTGCAGAAAACGGAAAAAAATCAGAAGGTGGAGTATCTGTTGAACCTGTTAAAATTATACCAATTAAAATTGAGTATGGTGCGAGGGTTTCAGATGAATTTATATATGCGGCGGATGAAGAAAAAATCAGTATTTTAAAAGCATTTAATGAAGGCTTTGCGAAGAAGGTTGCTAGAGGTATTGACCTTATGGCTTTTCATGGACTTAATCCACGAACAAAACAAGCTTCAGATGTTATTTCAACAAATCATTTTGATAGTTTAGTTACTCAAACTGTAACATTCGATAAAGCACAAATTGAAGAAAATATTGAAACTGCAGTTGCTATGATTCAAGGAGCAAATGGAGAAGTGTCAGGGGTTGCAATGTCTCCTATTTTTTCACAAGAACTAGCAAAATTAAAAGTTAATGGAGTTAAACAATATCCTGAACTTGCTTGGGGAGCTAATCCGGGAACTATAAATGGATTACCTGCTGATATAAACACAACAATATCAGAAGGAGACCAAGTAAAAGATAGGTCTATTATAGGGGACTTTGCTAATATGTTTAAATGGGGTTATGCAAAAGAAATTCCACTTCAAGTCATAGAATATGGAGATCCTGACAACTCTGGAAAAGACTTAAAAGGATATAATCAAGTTTATTTAAGAGCAGAGGCTTTCATAGGATGGGGAATATTAGATGCAAAATCTTTTGTAAGAATTGTGGAGGCTTAATATGAAATATAAAAATGTTATAACAGGGGCTATCATTGATAGTCCTTGTCTGATTTCTAGCGAAGACTGGGAAGAAGTAATTGAAAATATTGCAAATGAAAGCGAAGAAATAGAAGAAGCAGAAGAAATAGAAGAAACTACAGAAGATACAGAAGAACCCAAAAAAGGAAAAAAATCAAATAAAAAGTAGGTGGCAAAAATGAGTAATTTTGCAACTATTGAAGATGTAATATCACTTTTTAGAGAATTGCAACCAGATGAGGTAAAGAAAGCAGAAGCATTATTACCAATAGTTTCTGATAGTCTAAGATTTGAAGCAAAAAAAGTGAGAAAAGACCTAGATGAATTACAAAAAGATTCTGTTTTTAAAAGTGTATTAAAATCTGTAACAGTTGATATTGTTGCAAGAACATTAATGACTTCTACAAATTCAGAACCAATGATACAGAGTTCTGAAAGTGCATTAGGTTACTCTGTAAGTGGAACTTTTTTAAATCCAGGTGGAGGACTTTTTATTAAAAAAAGTGAACTTTCAAGATTAGGACTAAAAAGGCAAAAAATAGGAGTGATTGAACTTTATGGCAAGAATTAAAGGAATTACAATTACGTTAATTAACAAAATAAAAGTAGGAGAAGATCCCTTTGGAAATTCAATTTTTGCAGATAAAGAAATAAAAGTTGATAATGTGCTTATAGGTCAGCCAACTACAGAAGATATAACAAACTCTTTAAGTTTATATGGAAAAAAAATAGAATATACTCTTGCAATCCCAAAGGGAGATGAAAATATTTGGGAAAATCAAGAAGTTATATTTTTTAATAAGAAATATAAAGTTTTTGGAGGAGTTATAGAAGGAATAGAAGATATGATTCCTTTAAGTTGGCATAAGAAAGTTATGGTGGAACGATATGCTTAAAAATTTCAAGATAAATAAGCAAGGAGTTAGTGAACTTATGAAGTCAACTCCAATGCAATCAGTATTAAGTGAAAAAGCAAAAGCAATTGCTGCAAGGTGTGGTTCCGGGTATGAAACAGACATATACATTGGAAAAACAAGAGCAAATGCTTCTGTTGGAGCGAAGACAAAAAAAGCTAAAAGAGACAACTATAAGAATAACACATTATTAAAAGCGGTTAGATAATATGATTGAAATAGTAATAAGAGAATTTTTAAAAAATAATTTAAAAGTTGATGTTTTTTTAGAACATCAAGGAAATGAGCCTGAAAGTTTTGTAATTTTTGAAAAAACTTCAAGTTCGAAAAATAATCATTTAAAATCAACAACTTTTGCTTTTCAAAGTTATGCAAAAAGCTTATATAAAGCTTGTGAACTAAATGAAAAGTTAAAAGAAGCAGTTGAAAAAATGATAAATTTAGATGAGATAGCATCAGTAAAGCTTAATAGCGATTATAACTTTACAGATGAAGAAACTAAACAATACAGATATCAAGCAGTTTTTGATATCAAACATTATTAAAAAGGAGAAAAAAATGGCAGATACAAAAAACGTAAGTTATGGGAAACCTAAAATAGGTGGAGCAATAAGTGTTGCACCACTTGGAACAGTATTACCAACAGATGCAAAAACTGCACTTAATGAGGCTTTTAAAAATTTAGGTTATATTTCAGAAGATGGGTTAAATAATGAAAATAGTCCAGAATCTGAAAAAATTAAGGCTTGGGGTGGAGAGGTAGTTTTAGCAACTCAAACAGAAAAACCAGATACATTTACTTATAAATTGATTGAGGCACTAAACACAGATGTTTTAAAAGAAATATATGGAGACAAAAATGTAACTGGCACTTTAGAAACAGGAATTACTGTTGAAGCAACAAGTGATCCTGCAGAACCACATGTCATAGTTATAGAAATGATATTAAAAGGTGGAATAATAAAAAGAATTGTAATTCCAAACGGAGTAATTACTGAAATCGGAGAAATAAATTATACTGACGAAGATGCAATAGGTTATGAAGTAACAATTGAAGCACTTCCAACTAATGGAAATAAAACTCATACTGAATATATCGTAAAAGGAGAATAACAATGATTAAGGGAATTACTAAATCTGGTTTTAAATTTGAAATTTCAGACAAAGCTTTAGATGACTTTGAACTATTAGAGTTAATGGCGGATGTGGACTCTAATCCTCTTTTAGTTCCTAAAGTTTTTGAAAAACTTTTAGGAAGAAAACAAAAAGAAAACTTAATAGAATTTTTAAAGAAAAAAGATGGATATGCTTCTACTGAAAAGATGAGTAAAATTTTAGAAGAAATTTTAAAAAGCAATCAAAAAGTAAAAAACTAGTATTCCTTGCTGGAGTTATAAAAGAAAATGAGGATTTAATAATTTGCGATCTTGCTGAAACATATAACATAATAGACTACAAGAAATTGCCACTATCAACAGTGGCAATTTTAGTTTATGGACTTCGCGACAATTCAAGATTAAAAATGAAAATTCTTAATTCAAAAATGGAAATTAAAGACTATTTATTAGCAGGAATTTTCGATAGATTAACTCTTTTAGTGTATGCAAATACAAAAGATGCACAAAAAGGAAGAAATAAACCTAAAATGTTATTAGATACAATTGAAAAATCTAAAGACAATGTAAGTAGTTTTAATTCCAGTGAGGAGTTTGAAAAAGCAAAAGCAAAAATATTAAAAAATATAAAAGAAAAGGAGAGTGATAATAATGAGTGATATTGGTAAAGCCTACGTCCAAATTGTTCCGTCTGCAAAAGGGCTTGAAGGAGCAATTAGTGGACAATTAGACGGAGAAGCTTCTAAAGCTGGACAAAGTGCAGGTTCAAGTATAGTTTCTACGTTGAAAAAAGTCTTTATTGCAGCAGGAATTGGAAAAGCTCTATTATCAACTCTTACAGAAGGTGGAAAACTTCAACAATCTTTGGGAGGTATTGAAACGCTTTTCAAAGATAATGCAGATAGAGTAAAAGGCTATGCAAAAGAAGCTTATAGATCAACTGGATTATCTGCTAATGCTTATATGGAAAATGTAACAGGTTTTTCAGCTAGTCTTTTACAATCTCTAGGTGGAGATACAAAAAAGGCTGCAGAAACTGCAAATATGGCTATGATAGATATGGCAGACAACAGCAACAAGATGGGGACATCAATGGAAGCTATTCAAAATGCTTATCAAGGTTTCGCTAAACAAAATTATACAATGCTCGATAATTTAAAACTTGGTTATGGTGGAACTAAGAAAGAAATGGAAAGACTTCTTAAAGATGCTCAAAAGATAACTGGTGTTAAATATGATATAAATAACTTAAATGATGTTTATTCTGCAATTCATGTAATTCAGGGCGAATTAGACATCACAGGAACAACTGCAAAAGAAGCATCAACAACTCTTACAGGTTCTTTTAATGCTATGAAAGCATCATTCCAAGACGTTTTAGGAGCATTAGCACTTGGAGAGGGACTTGAACCTGCTCTTCAAGGATTGGCAGGAACCGTAAGTACTTTCTTGTTCGGCAATTTAATACCTATGATTGGAAATATTTTAGCACAACTTCCAGGAATGTTAATAACTTTTGTACAAATAGCATTACCACAATTTGTTCAAATGGGAACAGATATGATAAATTCATTAGCAAGTGGTTTTGACTTTGGAATGGATGGTTTTTGGGCTAATTTTAGTGAAATGATAAATGTATTTTTAACAGATTATTTACCACAGTTTTTAGAAACCGGTGTAAGTCTTATAACAGAACTTACAAATGGACTTATAAGTGCTTTGCCAAATGTTATAACCGGAATGGGAGAAATACTTGATACAATGCTTGTGATTTGTTTTGATGCACTTCCAAAGATATTACAAGCAGGGTATGATATAATAAAAAATTTAGCGATGGGAATTTGGAATAACCTTCCGGCTATAACAAAGAGTATAGTAGATGTTCTTGATAAACTTTTAAGAACAATACTTGATAATTTGCCCCAATTTTTAGAAAAAGGGATTGAATTAATTGGAAGAATGGCTATGGGTATTTGGAATAATTTACCACAGATTATATCAACTCTAACTAACTTATTATTAGCATTAATTAGAAAAATAGGAGAATATTTACCCCAATTTCTACAAAAAGGGATTGAGTTAATTGGAAAATTACTTGCAGGGATAGTTCAAAAAGCTCCAGAAGTAATTGCAAAACTTCCGGCAATAATAGTACAAATTTTAGCATCTATAGGAAGATTTACAGCAGAGTTTGTTTCAATGGGGGGACAACTTCTAATGGGACTTGCAAAAGGAATTGCAGGAGCTGTTGGGAATGTTATAAAATCTGCAGTAGATGCTTGTAAGGGAGTTGTAAGTAAGATAAAATCATTCTTTGGAATACATTCCCCATCAAGAGTTTTTTTTGAAATAGGAGAATTTTTAGATCTTGGACTTGCTGAAGGTATTGAGGACAATATTAAACCTGTTCAAAATGCAATGGAAGAAGTAGCAAAAGAAACTCAAAGAAGTTTCACAAGTGAATTGAATCACAATATAATTAGCACAAACCCACAATCAATGTTTGAAAAAACAAACGGAGAAAATGCTTTAATAACAAATTCAGATAGAGACAATAAAACTCCTATTGAATTAATATTGCATCTAGGAAACAATGTTTTTAAAACTTTTGTTGAAGATATAACAAAAATACAAGACGAAAAGATAGAACTTAATCTAGCATATTAGGAGGTAGTATGGGATATAAATTAATATTTAATAATATAAACTTAGATGATACAATAGCAGACTATACTACAATTGATGTTAAAGGAAGAGGGCTTTTTGTAAGGAAAATTAATTCAATTTCTATCAGTGGTAGAGATGGAGAATATATAACAGAAAGTAAATATCCAGGAAGAAATATCATAGTTGATTTCCTTATAAATGCTAAAAATCATTTAGAATATTTTAAAACAATGCAAAAGTTAAATAATATAATTAATTCTGAAAAAGATGTAGTTTTTAAAATTACAGATGAAGAGGGATATAGAATAGGTAGAGTTACAGAAGTTACAGATCCTGCACTTAATAAAGGTGTAGGGTCTTTTACTATATTCTGTCAAAATCCCTTTGCTTTTGGAGAAAAATTAACAGTAGATAAGACTATAAAATCAAAATATAGTCTTGATGTTAAAATAGAAAACATAACTGCAAAAATAACAAATGGAACAAATAAAGTTATTTTAAGAAATGAAACTAAAGGAACAAAAATTATTCTAAATGGGAATTTTACTAAGGATGATATTTTAGAAATATCAAAAGAAAAAATTTTTTTGAATAAAAAAGATATTAAATCATATTTAGACTTTGTAGAAAGTGATTATCACGATTTTAAACTTTTTGATAATAATGTTGTAACAATAACAAATGCAACTAACTTAAAAATAGAGTACAGGGAAAGGTGGTATTAATGAAATCAGGAATATTTTTATTTAATAATAAACAAGAATTAATAAACACTATTTCTCCGGAAGACTTAACAGAAAACACCCAAGAAATTGAATTAAATGGACTTATAACAGCTACTACAATTACAAAATATAATAAGGAAATTGAAAAAGCAGAATATTTTGGAGTAAAAGAACTAAATAATTTTTGGCTTTACAAAATCAGAAAAAATATTAAAGAAAATGGGATGATAACTCTACAAGGTATTCATATACTTTTTGACGATCTAAAAGGTCAAGTTTTAAGAGATATAAGACCTACAAAAGTTACTGCTGCAGAGGCATTTAATAAAATTTTAGAAAATAGCACTTGGAAGGTTGGAGTTAGCAAGGCAACAACAACTTCAAGTGCTAATTTTTATTACAAATCTGTACTATCTTCTTTTTCAGAAGCATTGAAAAAATGGGATTGTGAATTTATACCGCATATAGAATTTAAAGACGGAAAAATTCTTTCAAAGACTATAAATCTATATGACAAAATTTCAAATGATAATGGAAAATGGTTTGAATATGGAGATGAACTTTTAACAGTTGTTGCTGAAACAGACAAAGACATTTATACAGCCTTTATTGGGCTAGGTAAAGGAGAACAAACTGAAAAAGGTGGTTATGGCAGGAAAATTAAGTTTGATAGTATCATTTGGGAAAAAGCAAAAGGGAAACCAGTTGATAAACCTGTTGGACAAGATTTTGTCGAAATAAAAGAAGCTAGTAAACTTTGGGGTTATCCAGATGGTACACCTAGAATAGGTATTGTTGAATTTTCAGATATAGAAGACAAGGAAGAGCTTTTAAACAAAACTTATCTTTATGCAAAAGAAAATTGTAGACCTAAATTACAGCTAAAATCAACGGTTATTTCAAAAGAACCAGTTGAGATTGGAGAAACATGTACAATTATTAGAAATGATCTAAACATTAGATATAAAACAAGAATTTTCAAAATAAAGAAAAATTTCTTAAATACTGATTTAATTTCTTTTGAATTTGGAGATAAGGTTGTTTTGTCAGCATCTGATAGAATAAAAAATGATAACGAAAAAGAAGAAAAAAAACAACAGGAATTAGAAAGTAGAATGGAAAGCTTTCTAAAAAATATTACGAATTTCTATTTTAATGAAGACGGATATAATTACGAACTAAAAGCTAATAATGAATATAAATTACCTGCAGGTTACTATTCATTTGACAAACCCATAGAAAACAGTCCTACAAAGGTTGTATATATGGGAGCTGGAAAAATCCTAATTGCAGACAGTAAAAACCCTAATGGCGAGTGGAAATGGAGAACAGCCATAACTCCACAAGGAATAGCAGGAGAAGAGATAGTTGCTAATTCTATAACGGCAAATAAACTCTCTGCTGATGTTGGACAAAGCTTAGACTTAAGTTCAAATGAAAGTATAAATAATGTTGTAAAAAAATCAGTAACAAATGAAGTCTCAAAAGTAAAGGTTGGTGCTAGAAACTTGCTATCAAACAGCTACTTTTTTGATAAGTCAAAATGGCATACTTTCGGAGCGAAAAGTATAGAGCACAATAAATTAAATGATATTGAAGAATGGGGCGACTGTGAAAGTATAAAGCTTGTTGAAAGAAATACAGATGTAAATAGCAACATACTAGCTTTTTATCTTTTTGACAACTTAAAATTACAAAATAAAGACTATGTTTTTAGCTTTGATTGTCTAAATTTTTCAGATTTTGATTTAAAATTTTTCTTAAATGAATATACTGCAGAAGTAAAAGAAGTTGTAAAGAGCAAAGAGCAAAGAAGAGTTGTTTTAAAGGGTAAGGAGGTAAAAAAACTTTTTATTGAAGTTTTAGAAAATAATCAAGAGCCTGTATTTTCAATTAAAAAACTTAAAATTGAAGAGGGAACAATTGCAACAACATGGGTTCCAGCTTTAGAAGATACTGAAAAACAAAATGAAAAATTAAAACAAGAAATTTTAAATTTAACTACTACTAACTCAGAACTTACAAAACAACTTAATAATTTAGAACTCAATAATTTAAAATTAAAAGAATTTATTAAGTCAAGCATAAAACAAACTCACGATTCTATAACTTTTGATTTTGATAAATTTAAAGAAATTTATCAAAATGATAAAAATATCTTTCAAGGAAAATTTGATGACATTTCAAGCTATATAAGATTTGATATTGAAGGAATGGAAATGGGAAAGAAAGATGGAGAATTTAAAATGAGACTATCTGCTAAGAAACAATCTTTCTTTATGAAAGAAAAAGAAGTAGCATACTTTTCTAATGAGGAGCTTTATATAACAGATGCAAGAATTTTAAGAAGTATAAGAATAGGAAATTTCGCTTTTGTTCCTCGTGAAAACGGCAATTTATCATTTAGAAAGGTGGTGGATTGATTATGGCACTTTCAGGAAGTTATAGTGGAGGAATTAACGGATATACAGTTCGCACGGACTGGGTTGCTACTCAAAATATAAATGAGAACTATAGTGATATTACATGTTATTTATATTTAATATGTGGAAATAAATTTAACATTTATACTAGCACAAAAACTCATACAGTTTCTATCTATGGGCAAGATTTTTCTATAGAATCAGCTTTAAACAGTAATGGTGGAGAAGAGCTATATTTAGGAAAAGCAACGAAAAGGATTTATCATGAAAATGACGGTACTAGAGAGGTTTATTTAACAAGTACTGTTCAATTTAATGCAAGAATTAGAGGAAAATTTATTGCAGATGTATATGGTGGCTCTGATACAATCGAACTTGACAAGATACCAAGAATGTCAACTATAAGTGACGACATGAAAGGTTCAAGATATTTAAACACACCACATACAATTCATATTGACAAACAACTTGCAGGAAATGTTACCCATACTGTTTGGTATGTCATAAGAGGAGAAAAGGGAAGTAGTGGTTGGTATTATATTGCTAAAAATACATCAGATTTAGATATACAATTTGTGCCTACTGATAAGCATATAAATCTACAGCCAAACAGCTCAACAATCTATATGGATATTGGATGTAACACTTACAAAGATGGAAAGCAAATCGGAGAAACCACGTACAATTCAGGTTGGTACATGAAAGTTCCTGAAAAATTTGCTCCAATGATAAATTCAATAGAAATTTCGGATAAAAATTCAAAAAGCAAAACTTTAGAAGTATATGTTCAAAATCATAGCAAGCTTGGAGTTAGTACTAATGCAACGGCCCAAGCAGGAGCTACAATTAAAAATATAAGTATTATAGTTGATAAAAATACTTATGTTGGAGAATCAGTAACAACAAAAGAAATTACTCAAAGCGGAAATGTTGAAATAAACATAAAAGTTACAGACAGCAGAGGAAAGACTGCAAGTGAAAAAAGAACAATAAAAGTTGAGCCTTATGAGCCACCAAAAATTCTAAATTTTTCAGCGGATAGAATAGAAACTGATGAAAAAGTTGTGAAGTTGATATATAACTTTAAAATGTCAAGCATTGCAAATAAAAACACTTGTAATTGGAAAATAGAAAGAAGACCACGAGGAACTTCAACTTGGACAAATATTGTATCAGGAAATGAAAAAAGTTTAAATACAAATACTTTAACATATAATGTTTCGACAGACAGAGAGTATGAATTTAGGTTAAGTATATCTGATTTTAATAGTTCAAACGAAAGTACAACATATGTATATACGATTTTTGTAATTTTAGATTTTCACGAATCAGGAACGGGTATCGCGGTTGGGAAAAGTTCTACAAAACCCAATTTTTTTGAAAATGATATAAAAATGGGGTTTAATAAAGGAATAGTAACGGAAGAATGGACCAAATTGCACCTCTTTAACGAAACTAAGCCTTATGACTCTGAAAATAAATTGGAATATTTCAAGGACCCTTTTGGAATAGTCCACTTACAAGGAATCGCAAAAGGGACAACTTCTGAATGGTTTGCAAGAATTACAAGAGAAGATTGCAAACCAAAGGTGGACGAAATAAGATTTGTACCGTGTACAGGTTTTAAAAGTGCCACTTTAAGAATAAGAAAAGACGGAAACATTTTAATTGAAAATCGTTCAGAAATAGAAACCAATTGGATTTCAATTGGTGGAATAAGTTTTAAAGCGAAGGAGTAAAAAGATGAAGTTAAAAGAGATAGAAAACAAATATTCAAAAATTGAAGTTGAAATTTTAAAAAAAGAAAAAGAAAGAGATAATTTGAGTATTGAGGTCGCAACACTTGAAGCACAAGTAAAAGTCAAAAATTCTAAATTTTTTGATTTAGATGAAGAAATTGCAGATTTAAGAGCAGAAAAAAGAAAGCTGGAAATAGCAAGAGAAGTTATATTAACTCCTGCTCAAAGTGAAAGTGGTGAAGAAGAACCAGAACCTAAAAAGTATGATCCATATCAACCGGAACACAATTACAATAAAGGGGATAGGTTTAAAGTTGGAAGCAGACTTTACGAAGTAGTTTACGACCACACATCAGATGAAAAGTTTAACAAGTTAGCTACAAACAAATATCAATTAATTGATGAAGATGGAAAGCCAATCTTTAATTACTCTGTTTTAAAAACTTATAACAAATTTGAAAAATGTTTAAGTGATGATCATATTTACTCATCAAAAATTGATAAAAACGGAACTAGTCCAATTACTAATCCCGAAAATTGGATTAAAGTCGACTAATTATTCTTAAAAATAATTAAGAAAGGAGTGATAAAATTGTGGATTTGAAAACAGTATCAGTTAGCTTAAATTTGAATGTTATATCAATTTGTTTAAGCATAATTTGCAGCGGAATTGTAATAGCAAAAACTATAGCAAGACCTTTGAAAAAGCTTTTAAAACTACAAGAAAAACAAACAAATGCAATACGCTGTTTGCTGCGAAAAGAAATTTTTGAAATTGTAAATAGAGCAGATGAACGTACTTTTATTTTTCAAGATGAAGTAGTTCAACTTCGAAAACTATTTATCAACTATAAAGAACTTGAAGGCAATGGGATAGTTGATAAAATGGTAGAAAGAACATTAGCATTGCCAACAAAAAACAGATAAAGAAAAAGGAGAGAAACATTATGAAAAAGAAATTTGATTTTAAAAGATGGATTAAGGCTGCAGGTATGAGAGCAATTAAAACTATGGCACAAAGTGCAGTGGCTTTAATTGGAACAGCAACTTTAATAACAGATGTGAATATAAAAGCTATTATAAGTGCAATGATTTTAAGTGGAGTGTTAAGTTTACTTACTAGTACTGCAGGACTTCCTGAACTTTCAGAAGAAGAATAAAAAATTAATTAGGGGGAGATTAATTGCTCCCTTTTAAAATTTTAAAAGGAGTAAAATTATGAAAATAGATAGAGCAATTGTTTCAGATGCAATTTCACAAAGAGTGAGTTTTGGAAGAGGAAATACAAAAAAATATTTGACAATACATCAGACAGGAAATACATCTCCGAGAGCTAATGCAAGAGCTCATCACAATTTGCAATTAAGAGGATGGGTAGGTTACGGCTGGCATTGGCAAGTAGATGACCATGAAGCTATACAAACTCATTCACATGATTATAAAATATGGCATGCAGGAGATGGGAAAGGTTCTGGAAATACTGAAAGTATTTCAATAGAAATTTGTGTAAATTCAGACGGAGACTATAACAAATCTGTTGAGAACGGAGCAAAGATTGCAGCACTAATTTTGAAAGAAGAAAACATTGATATAAATAAAATGGTGCAACACAATCATTGGACAGGAAAGGACTGCCCTCACGAAATAAGAATGGGCAAAGATGGAATCACATGGACAGTTTTTGTTGAAATGGTAAAAAAATACTTAAATGAAAATGAAAAACAAGGAGATGATGAAGAAGTGGAAAATGTTTCAATTAGAAAAGTTGTATTAAATGATAGGGCAATAGACAATTTACCGAATTTTTGTGTAGATAGAAACAACGTTGAAAATACTGTAAATTATATAGGCTTTGTAGTAACTTTAACAAAAAAATGGAATAATTACTATTACAGTCAATATCTCAATGGTTGGGTTCACGAAAGTGCATTTGAAGATATTATAGAATGTAATTTCAAAGCCGTTGTTAAAAATAAAGGATATTCTGTAGATAATCTTGCATGGACAAAAAGAGAAAATAAGTGGTATAAACATATTACAAGTAGTGATGAACTTTTAGGAAAAGAGTTTACTATTACAGCAAGAACACAAGAAGAGGGTGGCTACTATTATATTCATGAGCTTGCAAAGTGGGTTGACAACAGAGCTTTTGAGTAAACTAAAAGGGAGCAATTGAGCTCCCTTATTTTTTATTGTTAAAAAATTTTATTAAACTTTGTAACATTTCTTCGGTTATTGTGATATATAAACATTTAATTCCGTCTTGATATTCCTCATTTGAAAAAATGTCCTTATCTGTTCCATTCTCACATATAAAGTTTTCAATTTGTTCTTTTTCTTCTTCAGTAACTTCTTCCCAATTAATACAAAAATCATATCTATCATCTTCAGTTAAATTACCTAAACGTCCATATTCCACATTTTTTAAAATACTTATTATATTATTCATATTTAAAAATTCCTTTCTAGTTTTTATTATATTTTCCAATTCTTCTAATTCTTTAATATTTGCAAGTTCATTTATGAATCTTTTACAAGATGACTTTGCAACAATAACTTTTCTTCTTTGT